AAATAGTGGCGGTACAACCATCTACCAGCACGCTAAGGTAGGCTATGCGTGGGTAGAGGACGAGACCGCTGGTGGGGCTAACAACGATATGAAGATCACTGATAATCAGGGATCGGTCATCGGTACAGCGGATTACACGTTTTCAGCAGAGGACGGTTATATATCCTTTGGCGCAGATCAGGCTGGTTCTGCCCGATATATGACTGGCTGGATACATAATCCGTACAAGGCGGCTGTGGATGTGCTTACATCATGGCTGAATGAACTGGTGAAAAAGCCCGACTTCCAGACCGATAACATGCGCGTATGGCGAAGTGATCGCGCTGATGCAGTCAGGCGACAGATCGAAGATTTGAAGGAAATAGCGGGCATGGCTCCGTATCTACAGACACATACGTTTGAGCGATCTGATATATCGCCTAGTGAGTGGCCTGTATTTCCGAAGCCTCAACCTAAGCCCACTAAGATCAATACATGAGCATTGGACTAACGACAGCAGAGTTATCAGGTATTAGAGCGGATATTTCTGATCTAATGCCTGATACTTGCACGATTCAGAAGGTCACTTACACAGTGGACGCTATAGGAGCGCCTGCTCGATCTTACTCTACCAGAGCGTCAGGTGTGGCATGTAGACTTGATCCTGTGGACAGCATTACGCTCACAGGTAAAGAGGTAGTTAGTGCTATCAAGAACTACATACTCACAGAGGGCATGTACGTCTTTACCCTCCCACACGACACTGTAATCAATGAGTCAGATAGAGTAATACACAATGCTATTACTTACGAAGTGGTACACGTAGACGACAGCAAATCTTGGGACGCATCGACCAGATGTGTGCTAAAGACAATCGAGCCGGTGGGCTGATGGCGGGCGTAGGACGGATGTTCAAAACGCAGGTATCCTTGAAGTCTTGGCTACCAGCGCTACAACAACAGACTAAGGATAATGCCATAGTCGCTCTCTGGAATGCTGGTATGCAAATCAAGGAAGTAGCTCGCCTGATGGCACCAAGAGAGACCGGGGCGATGATGAACTCTATCGCTCTGGTAGCGCGGCACAAATCACAGTACGGAGGGGCGGTAATGGCCGCTGGCAGGTTTCGTCCCGGCGTGGCGGTACAGACCGCACCAATACCAATGAAGGATGAAGTTTACATCGTTCCCGTTGTAGGGTACGCAGGGCATGTGGAATATGGCACTATGTTTTCACGACAGCAGGCATTCCTAACCCCGGCGGTTCGTGCAGTGGGAAAGAGGGTACTACCTAAAGAGTTCGGAGCAGAAATCTTTGGGAAGTACAAATCTCGTCCTCCACTAATCAAAAGGTGGGTTTTCTAAATGAGATTCATCGAAAAAGGTCTTTACGCTACACTAATCGCGGACAGCGGCGTTCTCGCTTTAGTGGGCGGCGCTGAAAATCCTAGGGTTTATAACACGGTTGCACCGCAAAACGTGGTGTTCCCCTGTGTTCTCTATCAAAAGATGGGCGGTTTTCATATCGCTGATAACCCAAAGGAAGCCATAGACGCGGTGTACGCGATCAAAGCACTTTCTGACGATCTGCTTGAGGCAGAGAACTTGGACTTTGCTGTGAAAGAAGCACTAGATAGGCAAGGTATCGCAGTGAACACTGACAACATGGCTGACTACGCGACTTTTAGAGGAATGAACTTGCACTTTTTGGAGGATATGGGGGCTGGACGTATGGCCTACCATGTTGGCGCGTTGTATGATATACACGTAGCCGAACAGCAATCTTAGGAGATAATAATGGCTTTAGCAAACAGGTACACAGGTAAAGACCTGTACGCAGAGTTCGATTGCCCTGCCGGAACTATCGTTCTGTCGGGCGATCAACGCTCTCTCTCCGTTGACCGTGAAGTGGACCTTGTGGACATTTCTGCGGCTGACGAGGGTGATAAGAGCTACCTAGCAACGTTGAAAGACGGATCAGCAGAGGTCGAGGTTCTCGATCAAGCTGGCACCGCACTAACGGGCCTCGAAGCCGCGTTGGTGGAAGGCATCTATGGAACTTTGATCTATGCCCCTAAAGGCACAGCATCGAATATGCCGAAGCGTGGATTTGCGGCTTTCGTAAATTCCGTAGGCATCGAATATCCATACGCAGACGTTGTAGTGTATCGAATTTCTTTCCAGAAATCCGGTGCGGTACTCTTTAGCGGTACAGCGGCTTACGCATAACCGTAATCATAATAAAAGGACACGGAGGGAAACGATATGTCTGAAAGTAAGTTTGAATTCGACTTCAACCGCATTACCTACAGAGAAGTTCTTGATTTACAACTGAGTAGGGATGACGAAGATGACGAAGTAACTGACGCGACTCTTGATCTGATCGTCAGGGTGCTAGTGAAGTGGCCTCACGATGAGGACGCTTCGGTAGATGGTATCAAGGACTTGGGACTCCAAGACTTTGCCGATCTGCAAGTAGCATTCTCTGACGCTATGGAAAGCGTTTTCAAAAAAAGCGACTGAGTTATCTAAGTCTGTTTATACAGGCATAAAATTCAGCGATGGCGAAATATCGTGGGAGGCATTACGTGTAATCATAGCTCTTAGATTTCACGTACTCCCGGAGCAGATTGACCACATACCGTTTCCCGAAGTGTCACAAATCTTAGCTGTCTTGGATGGACAAGGCAAGGCAGGTGCAGGAGATATGAGATAAGTGGCAAGTAACGTTGCAACACTTCAAGCTAAACTAATAGCTGATACTTCACAATTCCTTAGCGCACTCAAACGGGCGCAGGGTGGACTAACAGGTGTAGGCAGAGGCTTCAAAGCTATGTCTATGGCCGCGGCTCCCCTAAAGATGATCGGCGGGATGGTTACTAAACTGGCCGGGGGTCTAGTTAGGATTGGGCAAATAGCGGCAGGTATTATCTTAGCTGAGGTGTTTAGGAAGGCGGCTCAGGCTGTTCAATGGTTCATGCGAACAGCGCTCAGTGCTACCGAAATAATGCAGAGGCTAGGTATTCAGATTCAAACCCTAGCGGCCCGTGAGCTTTCCAAAAGCATCGACGCTACTATCAATCAGGCTGTCAACTGGCGTAAAGCTGGTAAAGAAAGTGATACGCTAGTTTTCAACGTCGAGATGTTGAGAGAAGCTGTAAAGAAGTATGGCGATGTAATCCTCGATGTAAACCCCGAACTCAAAAACATCATCAACAGCAATAAGAAATTCGCCACAGTAGCGGTAGACGTTGCTAAGAAGTGGATGAGTACATCTGACGTATTCGATCAGAGTGCAGGCACCGCTACTAAGTTCATCAACCAACTGAAACGCATCGCTATCATATCACCCTTCACGGTAGCGACAACCAACACTATGTTCCGACTAGCATCTGCCCTCGGCTTTACGCAGAAGCAGTCCGTAACAGTGACTAAGGGTATGCTAGACGTAGCGGCTGGCCTCGGCTTGACTGAGGAAGCGGCACAGCGTCTTATCCTCAACTTCTCACAGATTCGATCACAGGGTAAGCTGACACAGCGAGACATTCGTGAAATGTCCCTAACTGGCTTCCAGATGGCCGATGTATTCGATGAGATGAATCGTACCCTAGGCACGAATATCAAGACCAACCTCGACTTCAACAAAGCACTCAAGTCCAGTCAGTTTACATGGGAAGAATTTGTAAACGCCTTCGCAAGTATGTCTGAACGTGAGTTTGGTGAATCAGCAAAGCGCATGGCCTTCACTATCGGCGGCTTGAAGTCCACATTCGCAGACGTATTCCTGACCACGATCCCCGCAATCCTCATACCTTCTGCCGAGATAATCGGTAAATTTGCGGAAGATGCAGTAAATAGTCTGCTAGAGATAGTAGAGTCCGGCGACCTAGAGCGGATAGGACAGGAACTCGCGACCAAAGTAGAAATTTGGATGGGACACATCAGTACGTTTGTGCTACGGGTACAGAACTCCGGTCTAGCGACAGCATTAGAAGGACTGTCACAAGCTGGTGGGATACCTCCAATCGTAGCTTCATCTTTGCGGGATGTGGGTGATGCGATCAACACCGTCACGGGTATCAAAGATTTCCTCGAAGTCTATAATACCCTACTAGCGGGAGGCGGCATCAAGGTATACGACGATCAAGGTAATGTCACGCGAGATATTCCGAATGTGGCGGCATTAGACCCCGCTGAGTTCATACCAAGCGACACGGCACTGACCGGACCACTTGTTGCGCTAGGGGATTGGTGGAAAGAATATGGCCCAATAGTCACCGCGGGACTGCAAACATTGGGAGAGGTAATTAGTGCAGAACTCACTTCCGCTATCGAAACCATTGGTCCCTTCGTAGAGGAGTTCTTAGCGGCGTTTGATGACATAGGTGGAGTCGAAATTTTGACATTCATATTACTGGCGTTTGTTGGGGTCGTTCAGGCGATCATCGCTCTAGGAATCGGCCTTATCACTGGCGTTCTGAGGATGGCGACAAGTTTCATGGAGGGCCTCAAGATGATATGGACCGGGATAGTTACGATTTGGGATGGCATAAAACTACTCTTTAGCGGAGGAGGATGGAGCGGCATCCTAACAGGATTAGGAGAAGTAGCCGCTGGTGTTATGACTGCCCTCACCGGGGGTCTAGTGGGCTTCTTCACCGGGGCGGCGGAGGGCGTACTTTCATTCTTCGCTGGAATTATCACAAACTTAGGATCAGAAGTACCAGCATGGGTACAGCAGGGTATAGACTTAGCGGCAGGTATGTGGGAGGGCTTCAAAGAAATGATAGCAACCGCTGTATCCGAAATCCCCGGAAAAATTCAAGAAATCTTAGACGCTATAGCTGAAAAGATAGATGACTTCTTCACAATAGGAGAAAATATTATAGGTGGTTTGTGGGATGGTATGAAGTCCGCGTGGGGTGCATTTTGGGACTGGGTTGTACGTAAAATCGAAAGTATCCCCGAAGCGTGGCGAGTATTCCTGAATATGGAATCACCCTCCAAGGTAATGATTGACATTGGCTCCAACATTATGAAAGGTTTGTCTATCGGTATTGCCGGAGAGGACCCCGTTGAAAGAATCCCTAGGAGCTTCAACCTGAAAAAACTAAACACTTCCCTAGCTTCACGTATGGAGGCGGCGACTGGCGGAGGCGGGAGAGCGCAAACAGGTGCATCCGGGCTGGCCGCTATTGTTACGCAAGCATCAGGTCTAGCCACCACACAAGCGGCAAGTGTAGCGGCATCAGTTTCAGGAAGTGCAACAGCAGAGGTCGGGGCTATGATGGCGGCTACAACGGCTTCCAGCACACATGCACAATTAGCGTCAGAAGCGCAGACACGCGGCGCTCTATCGACTAAGCTAGATGAGGTTATATTTGCCCTACAATCTCAGGGCAACGCACATCAGACTGCAACGGCTATCTCCGAAGCTATGCAAACGGCGGATTTTGGATGACCTTTCTAGAATCAGCGGCAATCGAAATACGATTACAGGACGAGAATGTCTTGCACATCGGGGATAAGACCACCAACGACCGCATCGCTATGACCAATATTGCTCTGACTAGCGACTTCACGGTCGAAGCATGGGTCAACCTCGACGCACATCTTACCGGCATCCGGCAATTAGCTTTCGTAGCTGACCTCGCTCCAAACGATGATGTTGTTCTTATCGCATCACATGAGGGTTCTAGTCCCTATAACCGCCCTCAAGTCTATGTCCGAACCAGCACAGCCCTGTGGCAATTCGTAGGATCAAAAGAACTCCCGATAGGCATATGGAATCATCTGGCAGTCAGCTTTGATGAAGGCACATCGGAATGTATCATGTACATCAATGGCGAGGAGGATAACTCGGCTACTTTCTCAGGTACGCTCATCCATCCTAGCGAAGCCAAGAGTTCCATAGGTGGTCACTGGGATGGCGGTGACTCCGGTCTCGGCGGCAAGGTCCGAGAGGTACGAGTCTGGACGGACGTTAGGACACCTACCGAGATTCTCGATAATATGAACGTCGAACTCACGGGCGGCGAGAGCGGCCTCCTCCACCTGTGGCACATTGATGAAGGCACAGGAACCACCGTCACGGACGATGCAGGTTCGAATGATGGAACAATCACCGGCTCAACGTGGGCTACCAATGACGTAGGCCCGTTCTGGACCGACATTACATCAGACGTAATTATCAGCGCAGGCCTCAGAACTGGATATGGCATCAACGGTATGGGGCCACTGGACAGGATCGCGGGCAGTGGTCAAATGTCGTTCACACTGGACAACAGCGCTAGTAATTCCGGCGCTCTAGCGGGATACTACACCCCCGGTCATACTAATGCCCGCACAGGTTTTGGATTGAACTGCCCTGTACGGCTGGTGCTAAACGGCGGTGCGCTAACCGGAGAACCTACGTGGGGTGACGGAATAGACTATTCAGGTGACTACTATAAGTTCACAGGCAAGATCACCCGCCTCACCGTGATACCCGGAACCTACCGAATGCGGCGCACCTCGGTAGAATGCCAAGACTTCATGTGGGAAATGGGCAAGCATAAGATGGACCTACTAACGACCGGGGAAAATATACTCTCGGACGATCTAGTGGAGGAGATTATAGGCAACATGACCATCGGCCCGGATTCAGTTACTTATAATACTGGGCAGGAAACCTTTATTCATAGCGGCGACGACTTGAAAGACGAAAAAAGCACGGCGCTGGCGGCACTACAAAAGACCGTGGTATCTGAGTTCGGTTACGCCTACATCAAGGGTGACAATGTGAGCGGAGGTCATTTTGTGTATGAGGACCGTCACCACAGGGTCAATACGAGCGCGGACTTCACATTCACGGGTTCAGAAATCCAGCTACAACCTCTTGAAATGGGTTTTGATCTAGTATTCAATGTGGTCAAATCCAATACGTACCCCCGTGAAACTGATGGAGGTTTCGAAGTTCTCTATACGCTACAGCGCGCTATTGAAGTATCGGCTAATGGCTCTGAGACTTTCACGGCCCGATATACCGATCCCACTGCGCGTAGTACACGTATGGGCGCTAAGGATTTACAAGATGTAGAGGGATTGAATCAGATAACGGCTAATGGCGAGGAGCGCTATTTTGAAGATGGCATCGGGACTTGGTTCGCCAACGGAACCGACAGCGACTCAGTTTCTCAGAACGCCAATTTCGCATTCGAAGGCTTGTATTCCATGAAACTTGTTAGCGGAACTGGGGCGGCACATACAAATAATGTAGTCACGGGAGACTTGCTAACTGGCTTCGCGCAGAATGACGTTATCTACGTTCAGGCGTGGGTCTATCTGGAAAGCGCTTGGCCCGCTGGTGTCCAACTGGGAATCGCAGAACATGATGTGAGTGATGTTTTTCAAACTATGGACGAGGTAGATATTACAACGACCGTTGGTGAATGGGTGCGACTTTCTGGAACCTACACAGTCACGGACGCTGACACTGCGAAAGTCAGGCCCATTATCGGATGGTATGAGAGCGATCAGAACTTTAGCGGCGGCGCAGTAAATTGTTATATTGACGATGTATACCTGATTCACGACAGTCAAATAAACTTTGAATTCTCCTCTACAGATGGTGGAGGCGGCGACAAAAACGGTGACGTATATTTCACAAATACACGGGAAGCTCTAGGTTCTAATGCA